AGCACGCACAACAGTGGCAGGAAGTCCATGACGTTCTCTCTCCTTCATCTCATTCATATTATCTTGGTGATTCCCCCAAGACAAGTGAGTAGGATTACAACAAACAGGGTTATCGCAACTGTGAAGCACCATTCTTTTATCTTGCGTCTCACCCGTCTTCGTTTCGATGACATAGGCATAGCTTGGACGGCGTTTCCCATTGACAGTAAAGTATGGACGCCCGTCCTTCTGATTAATCTTAAGTTTCCATTCCCAACAGACATTAGTATCTCCTTCATGCATATTAATGTGCTTATAGACATCAATAGGCTTATTCTTTCTACTCATCCTCTTTTGTCTTTTGGTTCAATGAACTCTCCATGTCTAATAGGATCACGCCATCTATCTGCTTCTTCGTCGTCTACATTCTGTAGCAACTCATAACAGCTAGGACAATGTTTACCACTATCCATTATATTAGGATTACGTACTATAATCATACACTGATGACATAGATAGTTCTTCATCACTTTGCACCTCAAATACTGTTTCGGTTCCATCTTCGTGCCATGTTACACGATTGATAGTACCATTATCGCATAGTTGTATGAATGTTCCAAGTGTAAAATCACCATTAGCAGTTAGCCAGATTTGCCAATAGCCATCATTATATGTCTCATCATATATATAAGACACTCTCATTTGCCTAATAGGTGATTGTAACGCTACACGTTGCGGGATCTTCAATGCATGACTCCCCATACTAACATAGTAATGCCTATAACGAGTAGTACTTGACCTATAACCATGATAACCTCCTAAAGCCTCAGACAAGGCTGCAATTACCATTACAAATAAAAATGGGAGATAGGGTTTCCCCTACCTCCCATCTCATCCTCCAACTAGGTATCGTACTAAGTATGCATCCTTAGTAGGTTGATAATTAAGCTGCGTCACGTGCTGCTCGATTAGCACTAGCCTTACTCTTGATAGCTCCGTATGTCAACTGATCAAGTGTCATACTAGCCTCATCATGTGATCTAATGTTACACACCATGATGATTCCAGCAGTACGCATACGCTCCTTAAGTCCTTCGACGAACTTCTCTTGATCATCTACTTGTTGATCAAAGGATATTTCCTCTGATTCATGTGGACTATCTTCATTAGTAGTACCGAACCAGTTGTTTTGGACGTAACTCTCGCCAATGACACCATTGCTATGCATCTTCTGCAACTTAGCTTCGGCGTTAGGGAGTAATGTACCACCTAAGTATTCAATCTGACGTT